GGCAACGCCGGCGATCTGACTCCAGTGGGCGAGGAGTTGAGCCACCAGGTCCGTCTGCTGCTGAAGACTCATCGCCTCCCAGCGCCCCGATTCCTGGAGCTTGTCGATCTCGGCCTGGATGGCGGCGGTTCCGGTGGCCCGGATCTCGGCGCGGAGCTCGACCTGCTTGCTCGTGTCTGTCTCCAGGGCGAGGAAGGTCTGGAGCGCCTTGATCTTCTGATCGTAGCCAGTCCGCTCCACCGCGATCTGCTGCTCGATCAGTGCCAACTCTTGCCGGAGTAGGAATTCCGCACGTTCCCTGGTCAGGCCGTTGATGGAGATCTGTAGCTTTTCGATCTCTCTCCAATCGCGCCCCTCCGCCTTCGCGCTGTCGATGATCTTCTGCGCGTCGGCGATGCGTTGGTCATAGAGGGCCAATGTTTCCTCAGTGGTGAGGCGTAGCGAGGCTGTGTATTCGCGCTGGAGAGTAATGCCTTCGTCATTTAGGCCATTGAGTGCGGCCTGCAACCGTACCGTCTCTTGGCGTGCGGCGGTCTGCTCCGGTTCCGTCCATTTCTCGCCAACGGGCCGTGCCGCCCCCGCCCTTGCCCGTGCTAGTTCGGCCTCGATCACGGCTCGCTGCTGCGCGAAGCTCTTGGCCTCTGCCAGGTTAATCTCATAGATGGTGCGCAGGTGCGCCTCGTCACCGGCCCGACGCTTGTCCTGCAGGCCGAGGATGGTCTGCTGCGCCTTGATATAGGCGTCTGACCCCGTATCGAGCGCCGCCGCCTTGGCTTCTTCGATCCGGATCGTGTGATCGATCTGTGCCCGCTCCTGTGCCCACGACCGCGCCCGGGCACCCTCCAGATCGAGCACGGCCTGCTTATGGGCTGACTCCAGCGCGATCAGCGCCTGCTTCGCGTCGTGTTCCTTGGTGGCGGCCTCCACGCGCTGATTCTTGTTGAGGCTGACGGCGACGGCCTCCTTGCCGTAGAGCACGATCTTCGCCTCGATCGCCGCCTTCTCGGCCTCAAATGAGAGCGCGGTATGCTGGCGGAACTCCGCATCGCGCTCGGCGAAATCGAATTGCTCCTTGGTCATCTCTCGGCGGAGGCGAATCTCTTCCTGGACCAGCTTGTTGCGCTCGACCTGAGTGAGCCGGGCGTCATTGGCGAACCGATGCAGGGTATCTGCCAGTTCGGTCTCGTACTGGACGCGTTCCTCATCCGTGAGCGCGAGAGCGATCTTCGTTTCGAGGGTTTCCTTGGCGATGGTCAGTTCCGCCACCGCCGCTTCGTGGGCCTTCTTCGGATCGATGGGAGGGGGACTAGGCGGTCCTTCGGGCTTCGGCTTAAGTGCCGCCACCTTTGCCCGTGCTTTCGCCAGCATTTCCGCGAATGCGCCAACCTCGGGTATTCCTGCCGCCCTGCCCTCGGCCGCAGCCCTCTCTAATTCCTGCAATTCGAGTCTCGCCTTGAGATAATCGCTCAACTCCACCCCGCCGGCCCGGAGTTTGCTCATCTCGAACCACGCGTCAATAACCGATTTGATCGCGACCGCCATCGCGCCGAGGGCGATGATCGCCAACGCAATCGGCCCACTCGCGCCTATCAGAAATCCAATCGCCTCTCCGGCACTCGCGGCCCCGCCGGCCATCGCCGCCCATGCGAATACCAACTGGGGGGCGAGCACGGGCAATAATCCCTTGAGTAGGGCGATAATACTAGGGAGGACGATGAGGATGGGCGTCAGCGCCGCCGACAGGACGCCCACAGCAAATACCGTATCGAGTATCTTCCTCGTCAGGCCCGGATGCTCTTTCGCCCAGGTCGCGGCAATCTTCGCCATATCGCCCATCTGCTTCGCCAATATCTCGATGGTCGGCAACAGTTGGGCCAGGATCGTGACTTTCATGCCTTGCAGTCGCGCGGTGAGCAGGTCCATCTGAGCATCGACCTTGTTCGCGGCCTCATACATCTCGTCGGACCAGATGATGCCGAGATCGTGGGCGGCCTCCTTCATGCGCTCGATCTCAGCAGTGCCGAGCGCCATCAAAGGCGCCATCTCCTTCCAGCCGCGACCGAACAGTTGCGCCGCCTCTTTGCCTCGCTCCGTCTCGTTGGTCAAGGCAGATAGTCGTTCGATCACCTGCGGGAGCAATTCCGACATGGGGCGTAGCGAACCATCCGCATTGTGAATGCTGATGCCCAGACCCGCCATGACCTGCGCGGCATTGCCAGTTCCCTGCTCTATTCCCATCAGGTTCCGTTGCAGGAATGCCGAGGCGTTGGTCAAAGCCTCCGTGCTAATCTGGTTTTGCTCGCAAACGAATCGGTATTCCTGAAGTTGCTGGATGGTGAGGCCGGTCATGTCCGACTGGTTGCGAAGTTGCTCGGCATAATCCGCGGTGCTCGTCCCCAGTTTGTAGAGGCCGACCGCCGCCGCCGCGAGCGGAATGCCCACCATCATGCCCATGCTGCGGAGGCCATTGCCGAGGGTCTGCAGGCGCGCGCCGATATTGGCGGCCGTGCCCGCAACCCGCCCCTCCACCGCCTTCAGATCAGCCGTGACCTGCCCCTTGTTGATCTCGATGACGCCGAACAATCGGAAGGCTTCTACGCCTGGCATCTCATCCTCAATGAACCGTTACTCGCCGCATGCTCTGCGGGTTCGATTGCCAATGTCGCAGGCCCGCCTCGGCCCTTGCGATGATCTCTTCGTCAGTCATCTCGGGCGCCGCGCCCTGTGCGGCCGTCGCCTGCCCCATGCCCAGCTTCGCGAGGTATCGACCGAACGAGGGCATCTTCGTCCACCCGCTCAGCATCTGCCATCCGGTGAAGGCGGCCCGTTCCCACTCAGCCCGCTGCCGGGCCGCCTCCAGCTCGACCTCTTCCTCGCGCGCCTCGCGCAGAGAGTCCAGCGTCTCCAGCCAGCGCGCGAGGCGCAGGCCCTTTAGTTGTTCGTCGCTCCATCCGGTTCGGCATTGGATTTCCCAGCAGAGTCGTCGGAAGGTTCCCCGGTCAGTTCCGTCGCCGGGAGCGAAGTCGCCGCGGGCTGCCCGGCTAAAAAACCCGCCAGGTCCACCTGTTGGGCCAGCGGCGCGAGTAGCGCGGAAATGCCACTGAGAGGGAAGCGCCGGGGGTCGCGCAGTTCATCCTGTGTGACCCCCAGCAGCATTCCGAGCAGCAGGAACATCTCAATCTCAGCCCAGCCCATTGCTGCCAGGAACAGGTTCACGACTTTGTCCGTGTCCTGGGCCAGGCTGACGATCTCCATGATCTTGATGCCGGCGTGCTTCTGTGCGATCTCCAGCATCCGCGCCAGCGGCGCCATCGCCTTGAATCCGAGCGGCTGGAGTTGATAGGCGCGCCCGGCGATTGTGACTGTCGGCTCCTCGGCCAGCAGGGCCTCGGTTTCAACCATGGAGACCTCCTATTCCCTTCATCCATTTACGGGATCGGATGCCAGATATCGAATGGCATGTGAGTCGGACTGGCCTTGGGGAAGAACCCCTCGAAGGTGAACTCGACCAGACCATCCTCGTTGTCGCGGGTCGAAAGCTTCCAGGACCCGTCGGAGACGGCCTTATGCAGGACGACCACCCAGTTTCGCGTCGCGGTCGTGACGCCCGTATAGGGCACGATCAACGCGATATTGCTGAGATAGTCGGCCGCGATATACTGGCGTGGGGTGATGACGTAGTGGGTGGCCGGCCCGCCGGCATCGTAGGTGTACGAGGCCATCACGTTGTCGCCGACCGCCGGGATGCTGCCGGCGTTGAACGTGATCACGCCGGTCGCCGTCACGATGGTGTAGTCGTTCGCGCCGCCCTCGACCTGCAGCACAGGTACACTTCCGGGCGCGGCCGCCTCAACGTAAACGGTGTATGAACCGGCCACGACGTCGGCATGGGTATCGAAGGTGGCCAACACTCCCGTGCCGAGGCCCAGCCAGTCCGATTCGATGCGCGTAAGGGCGCCCGCGCCAGCCGATGCCGCGCCGCCCAGTGCATAGAGGATATTGTTCACCGTCACTTCGGCGACGCGGACGGTGAGCTTAGGGGCGCAACCGGTGAGGACGCGGGTCCCCTCCAGTCGGCCCATCACGCCGTCGTAAACGCGTTCGCGGAACGTGATGCCTGGATCCCAATCGAACCCGCCGCGCGTGGCGCCCAGACAGGTGCCCCAGCCGGCATAGTCCACGAAGTCCTTGTAGAGCACTCCCGCCCCGAGCAGCAGTCTGTCGGGGGTGTTCAGCGTTGCACCCGTCAGTTGTGCAGACATTTCATCTCCTTGCCCCCGCTAGGGGCTGTGTGTTGTGCGGCAAAGCCGCCATGAGCGCTGCCCGGCCACGAGAAAAGCCGCTCTCGCTCGTGCACGAGAACGGCTTCGAACTCTCTCGGACTCTCCCGATGATCAGTCAGGAGGGCCGGGCACTTATGAGGTTGTGTTTACGATATGGGCGTCAAGTCTATCTGCGCTTACGCCTCATTACCATGCTCGGTCTATGATGCTTCTTGCGGGGGGCCGGCCCCGGAGTGGATTCGACCCTCTCCACCATCCCGCGGGCACAATAGGCCTCAGCCAGTTCATCCGACATCTCGACGGTCGCTCCAGTGTCGTGTGCCAAACCTCCCACGTATAGCGGTCGCAGAAGTTTCACCAGCATCTATGCCCACACGCCTTGCTTATCGAAGAAGCGGATCGGGAAGGTGATCTCCCGCCGCCATATGCCCGGCTCTGAGTCCGGGATCGACTGATCGAGCCGGGGTCTGCCCAGGCGCGCCGCGCCGACCTCGGCCGCGGTGAACGCGTAGTCGTAGAGCAACTGCCGCACGCGCCCGCGGATGCTGAGCGCCCGGTCAGCCTCGCTCGCAGAATCCCAGATGTTCACCACGAAATCTCCCTGCTCCATGAACTCGTCGGCGCCGGTATCGAGTGAGATCACGAGGTACGGGAATGCCGCATCCTGCTCTGCCCACTCGTAGTACAGCCTCACCGCGCCGCCAGGGAACAGCGCCATCAGGGTCGCATCCGTCGTCAACCTGGTATTCAGCGCCTCTATCACGGCCTGGAGGGTGTCCATTACAGCGGCACCTTCCGCGTCGCGATCGTCCGCAGTTTGTCGAGCATGTTGTTGAATGCCACGATCAGCCAGGGCCTGGGCGCCATGTGTTTCGTCCCCTTCTCCAGCCAGGCCGCGTAATCCAGATCACTGCCGTCGTAAGCCCTAACCCATTCCTTGCTGCGCGTCACGAACATGCGCACGCTCTGGCGCAAGCGCGCGAGCCGCTGCGCCGGCGCTTCGCCGGGAGCTGAGGCCCGGTAATATCCTCGCCTGCCAGCCGCCCCCTTGCGACTCGATAAGAGGGATGCAGCGCCCGTCTCCGTCTCTGCGCCCGGCAGCCAGCCGCCCTTCGGTGCCTGCGCGCTTGTCTGCCCGGGGGCAAATCGGGCCTTGCCCTTCTTGGCGGCCCGGTGCGTGCCCGGTATGCGGTAAAACCGCCCATGCCTCTCGCCACTCAGCACCCGCAGCGCCTCCGTCCGCACTACCACAGCCATCTCCCGCGCTCTGATCTCGGCCTCGCGCTCGATCGCCGCCGCGATCTCCGGCAGGCGGGAGGTGAGAGTCACTTTGCCGACGCGTTGGGTGAGGGCCATCAGACCGTCCTCACCTCGATAGTCGTCATGTTCTGGAACTGCCCGAGGTACTGCGGCCGCTCCAAGGGCTCAAAGGTGTCAGAGCCGAAGACGAACCGCGTCTTGTCGACCTCCCAGGTCTGCCGGTCGCGCACCACGATCAGGTGCGTCGTCTCCGAGTTCTTGAGCTGCCCGAAGCGCGCCAGGTTGCTGACACCGACAGGAATCACGTTCGCCCACACCTCCACGTCCGGCGTCCACGCGCCATCATGGTGGCCGGTCGGTGTCACCGTGCGCGTGCGGAGCTGCACCTCGATTCGGTCTCGCAGGGACTCGCCGATCATAAGTACACCCGGTACGGCTGCCAGAGGTCCAGCGCTTCCTTCGGCGCCGTCCAGCTCACCGACCCTGCCCCCGATACCCCGACGCTCGCCACACCGTCCGCCCGCTGCTCATAGTTGTGCGCGATCCAGCGAAGACAGCCTTGCCCCACGGCCTCCGGTATCGCCTGGTCTGTCAGCACGCGCGTGCAGGCGAAGCGCACACCGTCGCCCGTCGCCGTTACCGGCCTCTGCCCCGTCTCCGGTTGCAGAGAGAGCACCGTGCCCACCACGCTCGCCGTCGCCGACTGGACGCCATACGGCACGCCATCCTCATCCTCCACGTCGGAATTGAGTAGTGCTGCCAGGTTGACCGCGGTGTCGTGGTCGGTCGCGCCTATGAGGAATTCCCGGTCGGCCGCCACAGGCGCGGCCGCCATGCAGGTATAGGTCTGGCCATCAACCGTCACCATGTCGCCGGCCACCACCCCCGATAGCGCGATGGTGGGGATCTTCTCGCGGAAAGTGGCGCCGAGGAATGAGTCTGCCGCCTGCTTCGAGGCCGTGATCATCGTCCCGATCAGGCCGTCATCCACCGCGCTGGTGACTCGCAAATAGACCTTCACGTCCGCCAGCGCCAGTGCGAGGCGGGATTCGACGGGGCCGCCGATACCAGGCGCGCCGGGAACCACCGGGGCGAAAGCCGATTGCACGTCGAAGATTTCGTCGGTCGGATCGCAAA